CTCTAACTATATCATGTATCATTTGACACTTATTGTATTTGGAATTACATACACATTTATCACAAATGCACATGCCCTTTACATCATTTGTTGTTAGAAATTTGTTTTGTTGTGGTTCCAAAACCCGGGCTAAAAGGTCCTCATCATTATACAATTTTATAAGATATTTATCAGATAACCAGGGAACATGTAGAGGTTTTCCCATTTCCTTAATAGCATTTAAAAAGTGTGTTTTCATATAAACACCTTTTTCACAATAGTCATGTAGCCAAGCTTCTCGCTGAAAATTCAAACACTTAACTGCAGACAATTCACTTAATCTATTCTTATCAGATACCCAACTCAATGTTGAAGTCATAGATCTTGGTTCTAATGGAGCAACAAATCTATTTAATATAGAATGGAAAACAAAACGTCGCTTTAAGAAAGTTACATCAGCTAAAGGTTTAAATGAGTTATTGGAATCCCATTCCTTCTTATCAGCAGTTGTAAATTCCAATCCAATATTGTTAAGAATTTTATGCACAGTCTGACCATTAAAATTACGGTCTTTGGATAGAATCAAAACATCATCCCCATATGCAAACACTTTTACATTTCTAAAATAGTCTACAAGTGAGGTTTTACCTTCTTTATATATAAACCAAGCATAAGCAATATACATTATTGATATACAAGAATTATAAAAAGCTGTTAACGCACAACCAGAAGGCATACCATGAGTAGCAATATAAACTTCATCAAAACACAATGTCAAAATTGTTTTTAGGATATTCAATGCAACTCCAGCCAAGGGATGGTTGGAGCGACTAGATAATACATCGTGTAACTGTTGTTGGAACATGGAATTCATACTTCCATCAAATCCTTTTTGATCTCCATCAAACAACTGACCACCATAATTTATTATAAATTTTGCAAATTCATCCCATTCTTTTCCAAGTGGATTTATACCAATCATAACACCAGTGGTCAATTTTTCATTTTGAACATCTTTCATCAATTCTAAAAACATTTGACGAAGTAATATGGTATAATGCAAAGGTGAAGCTTTAAAACACCTTGGTTTGTCCACTTTATCATCATTTCGTAACTCATCCTTCAATAATTCAGTGAAAACTACTGATTGTTTTATCTTACCAGATTTTAATTCATCTACCATTTTATCATAAGCCTGCTCTAATACTGGTTTCATTTTTCCGGTTTCTTGATCTATAAGTTCTTTCTTTGGAGTCACACCAAAAGGATATCCACTTGATGTTTGAAAATCTAAACCTTCTAAAATGCCATTTCCTATAGTGGCCACTTCAACACTTAATGGATCATATTTCTTTTGTGGTAGTAAACTATCGATTACATCTCGTGCAAAATGTAAAGCCTGCTCATTGACAAAATGGACCGGTTGAAAATTTTTCTTTGCCATAATTTTCACAGTATCCTTGCCATGTACTGACAAATTGGCTGGTTTACGTGTTGACTCCAATGTATTATTAATCAAACTAGGTACATACTTCGTTTTATTTGGAACATGCTGAGATATATCTACATCACATATTATATGGTCATCAACAAACCTAGTTGTTATCATATCTTCTACTTCTGTGCTCTTAATTTGGGACAAATTTTCAGCAAAGCCATAAAAACCATTTTTCCCACTCGTGTGTAATCCTATAATGGATTCATCACTCATTTGAATCAAAGCACCACAATCTCCAATTTTCGAATCCAAAATATATGCAAAATCATTATTATCTAATTCTACAACTTTACCACCAACTTCATATCTACAATTAATGGGTTCAGGTAAATTCATGATAATACCTTGCTTTACAGCTAAATTCGAGACACAAATTTCTTTTTTATATGACGGATATAACAAGTAACATTTTGTGGATTTTGTAGTAGTAACTCCAAATTTCTTTGTTTGCATAAGTGGCATAGTTCCTTTGGGTAATGTAAATATTGCTAAATCTTTGCCAACATATTTAATCTCAGCAAACACAGGGGCAATTAATATCGACGTTTTCAAGTCATCTTTAACTAATTTCACCTGAGCTTTGTTCTTTCCTCCAAATAAATGACCGACAGTTATATACTCATTAGGCCCAATACATGTGGCATTTGCAAAGGGTTCTGCACCTCCATCATTATAAACAACTACTTTACACATAAATCTTGAATTATCACATGGTATAATTGAACCATCAGCTTGTGGATTAATATCATAATGTCGTGAACTTCTATATGTTGTATTACCATATTTAGATATAGTCATATTATATATAAGAGTTGG